TCCGTGATGCCGCTAAAAAACTTTCGTACAGCCTCCACGCAGGACATGTCGAGAAATAAGCGTTGCCTTGTCACGGTGTGTGCTCAGAAATAAAAGATATTAACTTTTCCGCAACAGTGTCACCCTCAAGCCCTGCGTCAGAACGCAGCCACTTTATGAACGTGTACCAATCGGCCTGTTGTTGTGTGTTGTCGAAAACTATTGTGTACTGAACGACGGCTTGTGGTGCCGAACGAGGGGAGACTGTAGTTGAACCCCTGATGACGGCATCGTTTTGGTCAACCCCAGGACGAACGTTTATTTGTTGATTCCCATCTTTATCTTTTGTTATTGATACAGTGTTGAGGTCGACTGATGTATTTTTCTTTACCGGTTCTTCTTCCTGTTCAACTTCTTCTTCATCGGAAAAAATAATTGGCGGGACATATCTGTCTGAACCTATAACCTGATATTCTTCCCTAATTGATGTTTGCTCAAGTTCTGCAATTTCAAATTCATCCCACCCGAGACTGTCGACAAGCTCTGGGTATTCTTCGTGTATCTCAAGGATGAACTCACTCAGTAGTTCTGCCTCTGTGTATCCAAGCTCCATAGTTCTGTTGTCCGCAATAGCAAATGCAATTGCTTTCTTGTTATCAACGTCATAGCTGACTGCCGCTATCTTGTCCCAGCCAAGAAGCTTCGCTGCCTCTAGCTGGTGATTGCCTGCAATAACTGTTGCCGTTCCATCGTTGTTCGGCCTAATTACAATTGGCTTTATCTGTCCAAATTCTCTATACGAAGCAACGATTGACTGTACGTTTCCTTTTCGTGGATTGCCCTCTAGCGGCATAAGATTTTTCACATCAACGGCAAGCTGTCTTAGTGATTCGTGTATTTTGTCAGTCATGATTAGACCTGTGTCCTTACGTTTGCGTTCAATGTTCTCATTGCATCAATTGATGTTCTTAGGGATAAAAGTAATTCTCTCTTTGTTTTAACTAGTGCTTCTGCGCACCTGTAGTCAAAATTCTGCTCATCCATCTTGTAGTCTGCCCAAGCTTCGCGTTCTTTGATTGAACCTTTCGCGGATAGGTATTCACGTGCCCATGTCGACTTGTAGAGCGCGTCTTTCTTCGCCGCATCTATCGCTAGGGTCTCAAATTTTTCTGTTTCTGTTTCGAGTCTGTCTATTAGCCTTATCAGCTCTTGTTCAATTTCTATCTGACTTATGGGTGATGTTCTCATTATTCCCCTTGTTCCTCAATTGGTGTCCAATCTACCTTGGCTAAAGCATCCATGTTCTGTGCTGGCCAATTAAATCGTGGTTTACCTATATGGGCCAAGCCCATCTCCTGCAGAATCCACGCATCACATCTGTCGTCGGCTCCTGGGTTTTGCCAAACAATTCCAGTACGTGCGGATATAGACGAAATTACTTCGTTTTTTGAGGCGTTTCCTTTTCCGGTTGCAAACTTTGCTCGGCAAGTTGGAGGTATTGTCACATAAGGGATTCCAATTTGCCACAGCAGCAAGCGGACCACTCCTCCTAGCTCCCCAATAGAGAAAGCCTGACCACTGCGTGAAGCAAATGAGTAGCCCTCAAGCATGACTGCCTTTGCGTCATATTTATTGATTAGGGATTCTATTTCCCTTTTCACTAGCCATAGTCGTTCCGGCCCAGACTTGTTAAACGAGATAACTCCTGATTCATCGCCAAACGCATACCCAGTTGACGTTAGGGATAGGTCTAGTCCAAGAAAATCGTTTATCACGATGACATACTAACCTAAAAGCAAAAACCCACCGAACATCCAGCTAGTTCGGTGGGTTGAATTCGAACCGTTTGCGGCGGCTCAGAATCATTGCCGTGTAGGAACACTCGACTCTTGGACCACCGCCTTTCTTCCGTGAAGGGTAGATATCGGCTAGACGAATAAAGGTTAGCACTTATGTTATGTACCAATAAGTGAAGAGCTTTTAAATAATGTTTAAATAAAACAAAAGACGCAAAAGCCGAGTGAGTCTCCTCACCCGACTTTCGCGCCTATAACGGTCCTAAGAATTACAACGATACACCTGTATTAAATACTGAAAGTGTTAATTATAAAACTATAAAAAATTATCTTTCCCAGCCGTGCTTTGCTAGGCCCAAATCAAAAGCAAGCTGTGGATAATTGCCGATTCTTACATGGCACAGCCTGCAAACTGCAAGTACATTTTCCTCATCGAGTATTGAGCCACCCTGAGAGCGTCTAATTATTTCATGCACATCATTGCTCAGATGTTGATTGTATGTTGACTTTCCGTCGTGTGATGCAAAAACCTTACATGCCTCACATGCCGGTCTTTCCCTCAAGATTCGTTCAACGAATTTACGTCGTTCAACATATATCTCTTCGGTTTTTGCACTTCTTTTTTTAGGAGGGCCACTTCTCTTGATTGGTTTGTTTCTTCGAATCATTAGGCACCTCGCGCATCATGGATTTACATCACAGTGAATCGACGTCAATATCGTCAAATGTCCACTTATTATCAAGAGTATCCCACAGCGAACGGTCTATCGAGGTATCTTCTAGGTCAAAATCACGAAGCATTGCTCGATGCCTTGCTATTGCGCGCCTCAAGAATTCAACCTGCTCCCAACCATCGTTTTGCATTTCCTGACCAGTTGAAATCATTACAGCAACCTCGTCAAGGCGTCTATCAACGTGAAACTTAAACCTTTTTATTCTTGTCGCTTTCGTCTCGTAGTAGGAGCCAGCTTCACGGCCCAACTTCGTCCCAGCCCTACCCAAAGCACTGTATCTAGAGAGGTCTGATTTGGAATCAGATTCAATATCTTCAATTTGACGTCCAAGATTTTCCGAGAGTGCTAATAGTGCATCTCTCCATTTTTCCCAGTTTTCTCGCTTCATTAATTCTTTTTTATGCAGTGGAGAGAGCTTGTTCTTTACCTCTTCTGCCACCATGCGCGCAAAAGCATCATCATTAATAATCATTTACTTCTCCTTAATTCCAGGCTGGACAAAAAGATTTGTACCCGCACCATCCACACAGAACAGATTTCTTTGCTTCAAAATCACCAGAGACACAACGCTCATCAATTCCTGATTTTGTTTCTTGAATTTGTTCAACAACCCTGCTTACGTCTGATGGGGTTATTTGCATTTCAAACCTAACCCCATCTTTCAGGTACAGGAGTTCTGCTGAGGATTCATCTGACTCAATACCGATACTTGATAAGAGCTGAGAATAAACAATCAACTGAAAGAACTTATCCTCAAGGTCCATCTTTCTTGGCGTCTTGCCAGTTTTGTAATCGCTAATCTTTGGCGCTCCAGTGAACTTGTTCTGCGTTAGCCTGTCGATGAATCCACGAATCTTGACTCCACCAATTCCTCCGCTAACAAACGATTCAAGACTGTGTGGGGTTACTAGTGCTGGGTCTTCTAAACGCCATAGATTTTCGACACACCACCATGCAGACCATCTGAACAATTTTAAGTTCTTTTCATCGGTGACGATTTCTTGAACCTGAACAGCCCACTTCGTATCCCACTGCTCTTTGGCAATTATTTTTGCCTGTTGCTGTGTTCTGAATTCTGGTGGAAGTTTGTACATTTCCTCAAGAATGTCGTGAACAAAGTTTCCAAGAAGTGCTTCCTTGCCACTCGGGTCTTTGATGTTGTCAATCTTGCTGTACTTAAATTTCAATGGACATTGATTAAATGTTGAAATTGAAGATGGTGAAAGGAACTCTGGCGCCTTTAGGCCTGCACCTGAATTATTTGTTGTCGACATATTTGCCACCAAACTGAAGTCGCAATGCCTCTACTACGAGGGCTTGCAGTTCGTCCAACGTTGCCGTTGTCTTTGTTGGCTTTGGCTTGCCATTGCTGTGAGTTGCCCAGAAGTCGTTAAGTTGGGTTTTTTGCTCCTTGCTCAAACCCTTGGTGATATCGACAAACGTTTCCCACTTTTCTTCAAGTTCTGTTTTGGGTGCTGCCTCAACCACTTCCTGCTGATACTGACCACCGTGTCCCGACTCAATTGCTTCCTCAACGTCTATCGCATCCGCAGAACGGGATAGGTACAACCCAACACCAAGTTGCTGTGCTGCTTTTTTTAGAGCATCAGAAACAGCCATCTTTCTTGAGTTGCCGTAGTCAAGAGGCTTGCCAGTTGACTTTATGCGCTTGATGGTTGCACCGCCAACGGCGTGTTTGACTACACGCTTTCCATTCCCAAAATCAACCGTCAAGCTGACATGAGCGCTGAGTTCATCAACATTTGTTGATACCTCATCGCAGCTGATGATTTCGAACGACCATCCATCAACACCAAGAACTTTGTTCAATCGATTGATTACTTCGCTGACTGGGATGAATTTCAAGTTGACGCCTGAGAGGGTCATTACTTTTTCCATCTCCTCTGGAAATGGTGCATACAACGCCTGCATGATGGCTTGTTCATTATTGATTTGCTGTTCCATAGTTTAGGTTGCTCCTTGTTCTAGTTGTTATTTTGCTTTGCGTACAATAATGCTTGTCTTAAGGTCGCCAACCTCACAATAATTGTCTGGATTAATCCCGATTTTATTGAGTTCTTTTACTCTCCAGTAGGACGGAGCGCAATATGTGAGCATATCCAGCGCAATGTCATATGGTGATTTTGTCACTTCGCCAGTGTCCATGTCAACAGACATCTTTATCAATTTGTCCGCAACAGCAGAACCAAGGTCCTTGTGCTTCCAGCCCTTGCGTTCGTAAGATGATGTCTTTTCAATCTTTACGCCACTTGAAAGATTTACTTCTTGTTCATTGCCAATAATCCTACCCATTGCAAAAGAGTAAGAATCATAAACCATCGCCAAGTCGCGCTTTAAAAAATTCAATTCTGCCAGCAATTCACAGGCCTCAACCATGTCTGGACCAGAGTCTGTATATTCCATCAATTCGGAATCGAGCTCAGCAACGAGCTTTTTAATAAGGTCTAATTTCTCATTGTTCATTTTAATATTCCTTGTGGTAGTGGGTCTATCTCTACAGCAGTATAGAAACTCTTCTGCGCTGTGGCAACCCGAGACCAGTTAAAAATGTAAAAGCCCCAACAGCAGAGTCGACCTGGTCATCATGGTCGCACGATTCCGGGAATGACGAAAACTCGTCAAGCCAACTCGACAACCACGGAGCCCTGACTATTCTCACATTTCCGTTAGCTACGGCAGCCGCAAATGGTCTCGCCCTTGTTTCTTTATCTCCAGTTGACCGAATTGCCGAAAAATCGTAACCAGGAAGCACGTATCTTGCATACTGGTCGGCTAGAGCCTTGCCCGAAGAGCCGGGCTCCTGTTCCATGCGTATAGCAACCCCATGACCATCCTCTAGCGCCGTTTGCGCCATTAGCTGCTCAACCTTCTCGCCTTTGACGCGGGCTCTCCTGACGTCCAGGATGTAGGAAATACCCTCGTCAAGAAGCATGAGCGTCCCTACGGTCCAGTCTGGGTCTGGATTAGATGGCGTTGGTTCCGATGCGGCAAG